CCTCCTTAGCTCAGCTGGTAGAGCATGCGGCTGTTAACCGCAGGGTCGTTGGTTCGAGTCCAACAGGGGGAGCCAAATCTGGAGAGCGGTTCGCCGTTCTCCTTTTTTTGAACATTGGTCTAACCCCAATGTCTTGAGGGCCATTAGCTCAGTTGGTTAGAGCAGCCGGCTCATAACCGGTCGGTCCGGGGTTCGAGTCCCTGATGGCCCACCAAATCTAAAAGCCTTGAAAATGGCGGTTTAAAGCCATTTTCAAGGCTTTCCCTTTGCAATTTTGTAATTTGATGCTATACGATTTTATACGCAAAATAACAGTTCTACACGAAAAAATACAGGTCAAATACAGGTCAAAATTCCTTGGCCGGGAGAAACAAAAAAATGCCCCCTAGTAATCAGCATTTTGGACTGACTACTAGGGGGCATCATTATGTCTGCAAAATTATTGCATCTGGTCTTTGGTCTTGTTTGCGGCAGGTACGGTATACCCCAGCGCTCGCTCGCTGTCGGATACGCCGGCGGTGGTTGGGTCAGCGATTACGCCTACAATGCTGAGCACAGCGAACAGCGCATTGATAATTGCCGCAAGCTGCTGATTGAGTACACCGTAGTCCCACTGATAACCGAATGGTGCAAGCACCACCTGTACCAATAGGAGCACCGCCGGGATGAGTGCTAGCCAAAAAGATTTGTTCTTCGCACGAACTATAAAATTGATTTTCATTATGTATTGTCTCCAATTAATTTTTATCGTCCACAATCTTGTCCAGCCGGTCAATGCGGTGGTGCGCTTGTGCCGCGCTGGACTCTACCGCGGTTAACCGGCGCTCGTGTGCCGAGATGGCACCGTCCATTTTGTCCAACTGTGCATTGGTGCCGGTCACGGATGATTTGATATCATCCAACTTTGTGTTTACGGTACCCTTCCATTCACCGTCGTTGGTTAGTTTTTTATCACGGCCAGACAACCATCCGGCAAGCCCGACAAAGCATCCCACCACTGCAATCAGCAGCCCAATGTCTACTGCCCCCATACTTTTACACCACCTTAACGGCAAAAATCTTACGGCCGTTGACCGCCACACCCGCGCAGCCGCGTCGTTTTGCCGTGCAGCGGAAGAAATAGTCATTGCCGCTCTGATGGTCAAATGATACGTCAACAATGCTGCTGTTGCAGCTGTTCGTCAGCGGTCGGCCGGCGGTACAGGTCAGCTTGTAGATGTAACTGTGTCCTAGCTGCAGTGTAATGTTCATTGTGGTGTCTGAACGCACTGCTGATGTTTTGGAAGCGTAACGGATTGCTGCGGGTTTAGCCTGTGACGCACCCTGTACCTGCCGCAAAATGTCTGTCCAGGGGAATTTTTCGCCGGGGCAGGTGGGTTTTTCGCGCGGGCTGATTTCGCAGTGTCCGACAATGTGCTGCCGGTCAACCGGGATAGTAATGCCATACAGGCGCTGCACTTCGGAGCGGATGTGCTTAATCAGATCCACCGTGGCAGCTTGCTGTGCGGCAGTCAGCGCGCCATGCGTCTGATTGTACATACCCTCATGTTCAATACTGATGGTGTAATAGTTTGCGTTGGTTGCCCGCTGCCGCACCAGCGGCAGGGTAGACGTGCTGTAGTGGTAAGCATGTCCAGCGGTGACGCTTGTCCCATTGCACCATGCGGCATCGGTCAGGCTGACAAGCTGCGTGACCTGTCCAGTGCGGCTGACAACATAATGTGCGGATGCTTCTGCCCGCGGGTTGCACAGCCAACTAACAGCACCATCATAACTGCCGTCTGTGATGTGACAGACAATCATGTCCGGTTTCCAGCCATTGCGACCGTTGTAATGGTTTGGACTGCTTTTTGGTGTAATGTTCATATGTATGGTCCTTTCTATATGAGTGTATAACATCCGTCTGAATCAGGCTGCTGAGATACAATAGCAGCCGAATTTAAAATCATGGCAGGACGGACTCCGTACTTTTGTGTACAACTATTGTAATCAACATTTCCTTCAGTGGTCAGATTCCATATGTAGTAGTATCCTGATGTTAGATATGGGGACCGTGTCCACCAGTAATATGGGCGACTACCATCTGCTGTCATGGCAATGCGCTTTTTGTTAGCGCTTGCACTCTTTCCGCTTTCAAAGTACGATAATTTTTCACCGTCAAGCGGAAAACCGCTGCCATCTGATGTGGTAAATCCAATTTCGTACCCAGACAGTAGGAATACCTTTGTGCTAAGCCCGTTGGAACCGCTATCAATTACTTGACTTCCGTACCCTTCGCTATATGGCAATTTAATTGATTTAATTGTGGCTTGCACAGTTCCACTAAATTCCTTAAAAATGGTGTCATTAAGATACTTGTGAACAGTCGAATTGACATAATAATTATTTGACTCAGAATTCCATGTTTCATATCCGGCCACATTTTTTCTCATTACCCAAGTACCATTGCAGCTAATATCGTATAGTGCTGTGTTAGGATTGCCTTGATTGACTATGATGTATTGCTGCGTAATACCATTCTCTGCAATTTTCAGCAAACTTCCAACTGGCAGAGAACCTATCGTTAGTTCCTTATGCAATTCCCACAGCTTGGTTTTTTGCCCGCCGACATTTCCCCACACGGCAGATATTTTTCGAGTAGCAATGCCGTCATTTGCTGTAATGGCGGTGATTGCCTTTTTGTCGGCGCCGAAAATTGCACTCATGAACCCGCCCCCACATCATAGCTAAATACCAGCGTATTTGCAGCGACTGTCGTAGGCTCTCCGGCCTGCACAATAATTGTGTAGCCTCCCACGGTGGACGCATTGCCACCATTTGCGGGCAACGATGCAGGAATAACAGGATACGCAGGCAACTGTAATTCCGTACCAGTTTTCGTAACAACCGTATCGCCAATCTTGGCCGACTGCACAGCACTTGCAAGGGCTGTCAAATCCGGTTTTTCGTCCAAGTCACTGTACTTTCCAGACGTGGCGACTGGCTTTACCTCCGCCTTTTTTAGATAATCGTTCATGTCTGGTGCCGGGATTTTTGTTTCTGTCCAGCCGTTGGTCGCCCATACATAAATAACACTTCCGACTAAGTGTCCCATACCGTCATTCGTGGGGTGCGCCGCCTGCAGGTTGGCAAGTGTACTGTAACTGTCGCCAAACGAAAAAGCCGGTCCCATAGGCCCTTGTGGACCTATTTCACCGGTACTGCCTTTTTCACCCTGAATGCCCTGCACACCTTGCTCGCCAGTAGCACCTTTTTCACCGGCGGGTCCTTGCGGCCCGACTGCACCGGCAGGGCCGATGGGGCCGGCTGGCCCTGTGGCGGAAATGCCGGTGTCTTTGTAGCTTTGTACGGTGGCATCCCATACTTCCCAGTGGTTGCTGCTGTTAATTTGTGGCGCGTGCGTAACCACAGCGGCGGCGTCTTCGGATGTTTTCTTTGCTAACTCACTTTCGGTGTTGATTGCTTCAATGCCGCTGGCAATACTTTCGCGCACGTCTTTTCCATATACAGCGCTGCGTATTTGTGATACTTTATTACTAATATCAGCCATATGTACTGCGCCTCCTTAATCGATTTGTGATGTAAAGCCCTTTTTATAATACATTCGGTGGGCAGTGCCATCATCCATTTTTACGTTGTAATTTACGCCATCCGGGCAGCTGTTGACGTCCACACCATTAATAACCGTGTTGCCGCTGAGCGCGCCGTCTTTAATAGTGGCACCATTCAACGTTACGTCATTGAGGGTTACATTTTCCAGCGTCACATTTGACAGTGTACCGTTGCGCAGCGTATGCCCGTTTAGATTTACATCCCGACCGCAGACAATCTGCGTATCAGAGCCGCCGGTTAGCATGATTGTCCAGTCGCGGTTAGACGGATCATCAGCGGCACTGTATACCGTTACGCTTTCGCTACCGTTGCCCAGCATCAGCTGTGTGCCATTGTTGCCGCGGTATGCGCGCATGAGCGGAGTGCTTTGGTTCCCTATTGTCAGATCATCGGAGGACAACCGTCCGACTAATGTACCGGTGGCATCATATAAATCTATGAATTGACCGTCCAGTAGTAATTCACCGGATTTTGTGCCGGCCGAATCATACGCAGTGATACGCATATTGCCGCCTGCACCGATACCGGTCATACTAATCTGCGGTTTTGTACCGCCAGCATTATATATTTGCAATCCGTGATTACCAATCACAAGTTTACCGGTAAATACATCAGTAGTTGCGTTAATAACCAACTGCCCATTATCCAAGTCAAAATTAACAGTACCATCTTGGCTCTTGAGTGACCCAGTACGCACTCGGTCAGCAGACAAGGTACCCGTCGTGATACAGTCCGCTACAATCGCACCGTCCATGGTAGCAGCCAGATTGTAAGGGCCGTTGATACCACTTTTGCTGTACCCCCAGCCGTTGACATTCCAGCGCCAAATGTGCTGCGCAGTAGATGTGTCGTCTGTATCCATGATAAGGATTTCATCCGGGCGCAAGACAACGTGACCGGTCGTAGCGGCAGTCAGCAGGGCAGTGGCGTTATCCTGTGCAAGTTTTAGTGTAGCGGATTGGGATGGGATGCGATCAATCTGCTGGTAAATTGCGTCATTGTCTTTGTTGACGCGCTCTGTGTAACTTACAGATACGGTATCGCCTAATGTGATCGTGTCCTGCTCTGGTGTGGCAAAGTGGATGGTGCGGGCAGTGACCGGAAAAAAGCGGTCCATACCATGTGGTTTGGATAAGCAGCGGATACGGTCACCAACCTTGATGCGCTCAAAATCTCTGGACAGCAGGTGCTTATCTACAGCAGTAACGGTCAAGGTCATTTGCTCAAACTGTGTTTCATGCAGATATTGCTCACCTTTGGTTTTAAGATTGGCGGGTGTGGTTATATCGTCAAAATGCACGACTTTAAAAATCTGACCGTAATTTTTGATCGCGTCTGCATCTGAAACATAGTCACTACCGCCATTGGCATCTGCACAAGTGGTATATTTTTGCAAAGCTTGTGGGTCTCCATCTGTATTTTCGATTGTCGCCCCTAGGGGAATAACGCAGGTTGCCAAATCTTCCGCGGTGGTGTTTTCGGTGTAGTCCAGTAGGTTTTCACCAAACGCAATCGTCTGCGTGTTGGTGTTGTCGCTGTCCGCGAGATAATCAATGTATCGGTGACCATCCTGATGCCGCACGCGGATGTGTCCGCCGAGTCGTGACACCAGCTTGTCATTGATATCGTCCAGTGTGGTTTCCCAGTTTGTGTATCGGTACAGACTGTCATTTGAGTCCGTGACCGTCACCATGCCAACTTCAAACTTTTTGCTATCCTCAACCTGACTATTATGCACGTCAATCAGGTACTGCAAAAATCCGCGTATTGTGATGTCATGGAATTCATGCGGACGCTGGATGCTGTCCAGCAGGAGCGCAAGTTCTCCCTCACAGGTGATGGTTTCCATGCCGTAAAAGTCTTTTTCGGCAGCCACGACACGGCCACAGAACAGACTTTCGCCATCTTGAAGCACTTCAATAACAGACACCAGTTTTTTTATCTCACCATAGCCGGGATTGCCCGGCGGCACGCCGCAGCTAAAGGAGCCGGATTTTCCGTCTGCCAGTTCCAATGTGGGGTCTGTCAATGCGATGCCAATCATGGGGTCATAGATTGCAGTTCCGTCCAGCAGCACTTTGTACATTACAAATAATCTCCTTTCAGCAGAATAGATACTGTACCGGTGCCGGTCAGCGTAACAGGCGTTTCACCTGGTGAAATTAGGATATCCGAATTTTGCGATTCACCGGCGGGTAAGGAATAGGTCTTGCCACCAAGCATGATCTGAATCGCCGCAGAGCAGGTGAACGTTGGCACTTCCGGCCGGCTGTATCCAACGACGGTCAGTGTCTTGCTGCCGTCCACCGTGATGCTTCCATAGTCGCGGATAACGCCGGTAATGAAGTTGAAACCGTCCCACTGCCACGGTTCCGTAGTAGCGGCCAGTTCATGCTTGAAAGGCTCTGCATCCACGGTAATCGTGATGTCGGACAGCACATTGTTGTCTTTGGTGCTGGATACCGTGCAGCGGCCCTCATAGTAATAGCCAGGGTCGGTGTCCAATACAATACGCCGACGCTGTCCGTGACAGGCGTTTGCAATTTCGGTGTAGACCGCGTGCCATTTTTCATAACTGAAATCTTTGCAGGAAAATGCAAAGGACAGCGTGCGTCGCTTGTAGGGTACTGTGCCGGTGAGCACTTCGGT